AAACCCTTTCATGCGTGCATGCTTCCGAGCTCGCGTGGTGGCCTAAGTCAACTGCGGATGAGACTTGGAACGGCCTTGTACAAGCAGTACCGAATACTAATGATACGAGTATATTTGTCGAGAGCACGGCGAACGGTGTAAACGGCGTCTTTTACAACCTCTGGCGTGGTGCGGTGGCCGGCGAAAATGGTTTCGTTCCGGTGTTTATACCATGGTTTACAGATCCAGAGTACAGAGAGACTGTCACAGATACTTTCGAGCGTACCCCGGAAGAACAAGAGCTGGCTGAAAAGCACGACTTAGATGACGAACAGCTCATGTTCCGCAGACGCAAGATTGCACAAAATGGTATCGACCTGTTTCGCCAGGAGTACCCATCGACACCAGATGAGGCTTTTCTGACGACAGGTCGTCCTGTTTTCAATCCAGATCAACTTGTAGACATCCTAGATGAGACAGCTGATGTCCAGGAGCGCCTGGCTTGGGAAGACGGTGAGTGGCGTAACCATTCACGCGGCGAACTAACAACATACATGAAACACGATGAGGGTGAGCGTTATGTCATTGGAGCTGATGTGGCAATGGGTGTGCGAAACGGCGACTGGTCTGTGGCGCAGGTTCTGGACAGCAAGAAGCGGCAGGTGGCTACTTGGCGAGGCCAGATACATCCAGATTATTACGCAGAAATACTCTATGCGCTGGGTACCTACTATAACGAAGCGCATATCATCGTTGAGAACAACGGTCATGGCATTCTTACGTGTACGCGACTAGGTAAAGACCTGGCGTATACTAACTTTTACACTGAGGTGCAGCATGACAAGATCACAGACCGTGAGACTGTAAAGCTGGGCTTTAGCACTACAGCTAAAACTAAGCCTCTGATTATCGACCAGCTCCGCGCAGCAATGCGTGAAGAAGAGCTGCTGTTAAATGACAAAACAACCATTAGAGAAATGATGACCTACATCGTCACTGAGAGTGGTTCGATGGAAGCAGAACCCAGCTGCTTCGATGACTGTGTCATGGCTCTAGCACTAGCTAATTATATTCATGAAGGTGCCTGGGAACCTGTAGAGATCCCGGATGAATTATATGTGGAAATGGTATAATGGATTATAAGCCTCTGAACGATGAAGAAGTCGTAAAGATTGTCGAGGACAACATCTCTCGATCTATCGGCTACTATGATAGCCAGCTGAGCCGAGAGCGTGAACTGACGCAGAAATACTACCAGGCAGAGCTACCTAAACCACAACACGATGGCAACTCTAAGTACGTAAGCCAGGACGTTTACGACAGCGTACAGTCGATGTCTGCAGCTCTCCTGGAGAGCATGGCAGCCGGTCAGAAGATCGTGAAGTTTTCACCACAAAACGCTGATGATGTGGTGATGGCCAACATTGCCAGCGAGTACACAGACTATGTGTGTTTTAGGCAGAATGACTTTTACTCTGTCGCCAGGGATGTGATTCACGATGGTCTGCTCGCTAGAGCAGGTCTGGCTAAAGTATACTGGGATGAACGCCTAGAATACGAAGTGGAAGAGTTCGCTGACCTCACCGAAGAAGAACTAGACATGCTGCTCACCCAAGACGGTGTTGAGCTTGAGGAAAGCGAAGCCAATTCGATTGGTCTTCTGTCTGGTACAATCAGCCGCGAGATGGATAAAAGCCAGGTTGTCATAGAATCGATTTCACCTGAATCTTTCATCGTAGAACCCCAGGCGAAATCGCTGTCTACAGTGACCTTTATGGCGCACAGAGAGCGTAAGAGTATCACTGAGCTGCGCGAGATGGGCTACTCAGAGGATCTTATCGAGGAAATCGGTGACGATCACAGCGATGTTGAGCTAGAGACAGACCCAGAGATCCTGGCGCGGCATGAGGATATCGGCAGCGACCGTGGCTTCAATGCTAAAGGCTTCCAAGACCAGGTACGCACGGTCATGGTCTATGAGTGCTATATCCATATCGACCCTGATGGTAGCGGCATGGCCAGGCTGCACAAGGTATGTAAAGCCGGCAACGCGCTCCTCGATATGTATGAAGTAGACGACATACCGTTCGTTGCATTCGTCCCACTACCGATACCGCATGCCTTTTATGGCTCTAACTTTGCCGAGAAAGTCGTATCGACACAGAATGCACGTACAGTATTGACCAGGTCGATCCTGGATCACGCTGTGATCACAAACAACCCACGCTACCTGGTTGCTAAAGGCTCACTCACATCGCCCAGGGAAATGATCGATAATCGCCAGGGCGGTATCGTAAATGTTACCCGGATCGATGGCGTGGCGCCGATGCCCCAGGCTGGCCTTAATCCGTTTGTATTCCAAACGCTGCAGCTGCTGGAAGAGCAAAACGAAGACACAACCGGTGTCAGCCGGCTCAGTCGTGGCATCGAGAAGGACGCTATATCAAAGCAGAACTCAGCCGCCATGGTCGAACAGCTGGCGTCTATGTCACAGCAGCGCCAGAAGATCATTGCGCGTAACTTTGCAAATGGATTTGTAGCCCCATTGTTCCACAAAGTGTACCGCGAGATCCTGGCTAATGAGACCCAGGAACGTATCGTTCAGCTTGCCGGTAACTTTGTCCCGGTCGATCCCACGACCTGGGATGACAAGCGTGACGTAATTACTGAGCTGAAGCTGGGTTACGGCGAGCAAGACCGTGACGCACAAAAGTACCTAGCTTTGCATGCAATGCTCAGCCAGGACGAGGCTTTAGCACCAATGTACGATGCCAAGAAGCGCTACAACGTGATGAAGACCATTATGGAAAAGCAGGGCATCCTAAACGTAGATGATTATCTGACGCCACCTGACCAGCTGCCGCCACCGCAACCAAATCCCGCACAAGAGATGCAGCAAGAGATGGCCATGAAGCAGCTGGAAATCAGCGAGCGTCAGACCGTAGTGGCTGAGATGAAGGCACAAAGTGATGCCGAGATTGCTCAGCTGAAACTGCAGCTAGAAGAGCTCAAGGCTCAGGCTGCACACGCGCTTCAGTCAGACAATATGGATCTGAAAGAGGCACAGTTCCAACACAAGAAGAAGATCGATGAAGGCGAACTCGACATCCTCAAAGTTACTGAGGATCGCCGAGGCATTGTCTCACCGACAGGATAACAAATGGATAAACAAGAAGAGCAAGCACTAGAAATGGGTGACGCAGCGCAGAAGCTGATTGCTGATCCCACTTTCACCGAAGTCGTAAACACCCTGGTCGAGGGTAGCTTTCAGCAGTTCGTTAATTCGAAACCTGAGAGCCCACAAGACCGGGAACGTGCTTACAACGCATATCGTGGTCTGACGGACATTGTAGCTACATTACAACAGCGTGTAGCCGTCCGTGATCAGATCTTAGCAAACCGTGACAACAACGAAGAGGAATAGGTCTACATGAGCGACCAACAAAACCCTCAGCAAATCGAATTAGCCTTAGATCCAATAACCGGCGAAGTCGATCCAACCGAAGCCATCTTACAGCGGTGGGAAGACCCTGACGAAAAACAGGCATCTGAAGACCCCGAAGAGGCAACAGCTGACGTTACAGAAGAGACTAATGACGTTGAGCTGGATGATAGTGAAGAAATCCAAGACGATGATGATCTTGAAGACGATACCGACCTTGACGAAGATATTGAGGAAGACACTGAAGAGACAGAAGACGAAGACGATGGCGAAGAGGAAACCATTGAGTTATCCGATGACACCATGGTCGAAGTTGTAGTCTCTGGTGAAGCTCAACAAGTATCGGTAGGCGATCTCAAGAGACTTGCCGGCCAGGAGAAATCACTTACTCAAAAGTCTCAAGAAGTATCGAGACTACGCAAAGAAGCAGTAGAATCTAGTGAGAAATCACATCTCGTTCTTCAGAAACTAATCGAGAAAGCAGAAGCGGATTACAAACCATACGCTGACGTAGACATGCTGGTCGCCTCCAAAACCATGGCGGACAACGACTTTGCTGCACTACGTAAAGAAGCCCAGCTGGCCAAAGCCAACCTGGATTTCTTAAAAGAAGAGGCTGATGGTTTCTATCGCGGTCTGCAGCAGCAGCAACAAAAGTCCATGCAAGAGGCGGCAACCGAGTGCGTAAAAACACTCCAGAACGAGCTGCCAAACTGGTCTAACCAGCTGTACAACGATATCCGCGCCTACGCGGTGTCTCACGGATTACCACAAGAACAAGTGGATACTTTTGTCGATCCAAACGTAATCATGCTCATTAACAAAGCACGTATGTTTGATGAAGGTCGCAAAGTAGCAACCGTGAAGAAAAAGACACCAAAGAAGCGGGTTCTGAAGAGCAAG